TTAACTCTTACATATGGTCTTAATCTTTTTATTTGATTAATATCACCAGTCATATAATAAATAATTATATCCCAATCTTGATATTTCTTTGCTAGATAGTAAAAATACGATTCAATACCACCTATTTGATTGATGTGTCGAAAGAAAAATATATTTTTCATAACACCACCTAGATTAATTATAACACATTTTAAAAAAAGACACAAATTGTGTCCTTTTAACTTACAAGCCAAACGTTTTCAACCTCTCGGTTTCTACAATCAAACGTGTCATATATCACTCCGTTTTTTGAACAAACTATATGCCCACGCATTGTTATTAAAATAGTATTATGAGGAAATAAAGAAGAAACATAGCCAACTGTACCATAAATGTTATCTAATCTTTGATATGTTCTGTCTAAATAATTTCTTACAAATTCCCTTTTATCTAATAATGTGCCTTCATATTGAGCTATGTCACTTAAATAATCATAAACATAGTCCCACGATTTATTTGTGGCACACGATATAGCTCGTATAACGCAGTCATCTTCATATTTATTTAAAGCATTGGCATTATAATACTTGTACATACTATCTCATCGCATTTTGAAGAGCTTGTTTTAACTGCATTTTTTGTTGTTGTGTATCAGCTTCTTCTTCTAATACTTTGATAAAATCTTCAAGTGCTTTTACCATATAATGAAAAGATTTGTCAGTTTCTTCACCAGCACCGTACCTTTCACGGCTTTCATTATATCTTCCGTATTCTCCGTACATTCTGTCTAAATGTTCATGTCCTCTATATCTTCTGTCTACACCACGTCTGCCATAGTTTTCACCATAATTTCCGTATTCTCCATAGTTTCCATAGTCTCCATAACTTCCACGTCCATAATCACCATAACTGCCATGTCCTGGCCCTCTTCCACTATAATTTCCATAGTTCATATTTTCATCCTCCTTTGCTATATGATTTACTTTTACTAATTTATAAAGATGGTCTAAATTGGCTGTTGTAATTCCTTCATCTAATATTTTCTTAATACTTTCTTCAGTTTTCTTTTCCAACTTTTCCTGCATGATATTCCTCCTTTCTTAAAAGAGTTATTATTTCATCATTTTGTTTTATTATTTTTTTTAAATAAATTTCATCTTGAGTTTGCAGTTCTTGCATTAAATCTCTATTGTTGAAATCTTGAAATAATATCTGTAAACTTAATGTTTGCAAAATCAAAGATAAATTATCTACCATGTTATTTTTCATTATCTATTAAGCCTAGAAATGCTAAATGTTGCGTTAGTTATAATTGCCTGTGTGGTTGATATTGGTGTTGTTGGGGCTGTTGGAGTTGGTACACTCGGAACACTTTGTACACTTATATTAGTTGTTCCTCTAGGGCACACTCTTAATTTCTTATCAAAAGATACAGTTTCATAATCATCTGCTGCTGCGATTGTCACAGCTCTAACAGTATCTGGAATCATTACACCATCTTGGAATAACGCTATTGCTACAACACCTGCGTCTGCAGAACTTACAGTAGCACTAAATTCCACATCATAATATCCTGTATATCCATTTCCGAATATTTTAAAATTAGGATTACCATTTGAATAATCCAACCATCCAGCACAAGAAGCACATCTCGTTCTTATATCTGCCTCATCAAAAGTTATTGGGCTTGCATTACTAGGCAACGCAAGAGGTTCATTTATAATTGTTTCTATCATATTATTATCTCCTTTCTTAAAATAAAAGAATAGACACTCGCCTATTCTTAATAAATGCAAAAAAATGCATATTTGTTAGCAAGTTCTCGTATTCGAGTGAGTAGTATTCTACTATATGCTATTAAATAAATTGACTGGTTGTGTTAAAACCGCATCCACATCCGTTATTTGGACAACTGAATATGGCTTGATTTCCGTACACCGGAACTGTACCAATAGGGCAATTTTTCAACTCATTATAGATATTTGAAGTGATTGCATCAGTTTGAGCTATTTGTGAAGCCCTTAAGTTAGCGAACTCTAATTCTCTTTGTAAATCAGCTATTTTATCATTTTTCTCATCTAATCTATCCCTAAAGATTTCATCGATTATTTTTTGAGTATTAGCAGTTTGATTTACAAGGATATTTTGGCCAATTTCTCTTAATACTTCACGGTCAGAACAGTTTTCACTAATTACAGTGGATTTTAAATCTTGCACTCCAAGTCTATTGTCAGCACTTGCGTTTGCTAATTGCATACTTAACGCAAAGTTTTGGTTCATATCAGCCATTTGTCTGTTAGCTGCTGCTATTTCGGCATTAAAGAAACCGTTGCTAACTGTTTGTTGCATATCAGCACAGCAATTACATAATTGGTTAGATAGCGAGTAAATTCCACTATTAACAGTATCTAATTGGTTGCTTAAGTGTAGTGTATCAAATCCATTGTTAGTATTTGTCATAATGTCTTTTTGACCATTAGATAGCCAAGCAAAGTCATTATTGTTTCCGCCGCCGAAGCCACCCCAACCACCATTATTAAATAATAGTGCTAGAAGTACGATAGCCCAAATGCCGTCAGAACCGAAGAAGCCACCGTTGTTATTGCCATAACCATAAGGCATTACAGGATATGCAAAACCATTACCATTATTAGTGGCAAGTTCTACAGTTGGTTGAATTCCACTTCCGTTCATTATTTCACCACCTTTCTATTTTAAATCTATATCAAAGCTATTTTGCATTGATACCAAATTTATTAAGTTGTTCGTTGCTAACACCAAAGCCGTTAGCAAATTTCATAAATTGTTCTTTTTGTTCAGGTGTATAATTACTTGTCATCTGTTTTAAAATTTCTTCAGGATTATTTTGATTTTGTTTTAGTTTTTCGAACTGTTGAAACACTTGCGGGTTTTTCGCTTTCAGTTGGTTCTGTAATTGACTCATTAATAACTGTATTGGATTCATTGTTAATCATTCCCTTCAATTCGTTTACTTGTGCTTGTAAAAATTCAATTTTTAAATCTTTTTCATCTTTTGGCACTATTTCATTTAATTCATATGTTTTAATATCACCTTTAGTGTTTTTTATCCATAAAACAGACATATCTTTACTAAAATAAGGTGTATCTCCATTTACCATATCTCGTTGCACTTCTTCAATGGACGTAGCGTATTTCATAACATCACGATGAGTTGGTGCTATTTGGAAGTTTTGCGTTAAATTAGTTGGAGTTTGTGTGGGTATTTGTGATTTCATTTTTTCAAGTTCTGCTATTTGATTGTTAATTCTGTCAATATTTGCTTGTGGATTATACATATTAGACATATACGGATTGTTATACATATTTTTCACTCCTTTATAAATGAAAAAAAGAAAATAGATTAATACCTTTCAAAACGTGTTTTAAACGCCTCTATTTGGTTCTATTTCCTCCTTTCATTTACATTTTAACAATAAAAAAAGAATTCAAAATATTGAATTCCTTTAAAAAAATTATATAATTTTTCTAATTTTATTTTTAAGTTTTTTTACCATGACGCTGATTGTTGCTTCACTAACACCCAACAATTGTGCCATCTTTACTATTGAATATCCTTTGATTTTATATTCTAATAATTTTTGATATTCTTCATCTAACATACATTCTTTAACAATGTATTCATAATCACTTTTAGTAAATTCAAAAAAGGTCATATTATTTCCTTTTCATGAATTTTCCACATGTAGGACAATGCTTTGGTTTAGTTTTAGATTTACGATAAGTTGTTTTTCTAGTTTGTTTTATTTTCCCCATAGCTATCTCCATTAGTTATATTACTATTTTCTATAGTATTTACATCTTGAATTTCTTGAGTCGTTTCAATAGTTCCAATGTCATTTAAAATATAAACCAAATATCCAATAGTTAAAAACCACATAACGAGTATTACTAAAGTAATCACAAATTGTCTTTTGTTTTGTTTCTTATAATCTTTTATTAATTCCATCGCTAAACTTTGTTCTTTTACTGCTTGTACTTCTTTTTTCATTTCTAACACCTCATCTTTTAAGGACATGTCACTTGCCTTCCTTGTGGTATAATTTGATGTGTTGTTCTATTGCTTTATCTACCCTTATATCAATCTCTTTTTCATAACTATCAAGAATATTTAAAATTCTATCT